AGACTTCGGGGATGTGGCGCAGTCTGTATTACCTACTCGGTGGGTGCAATGAATATTATGAATGCTGTGGCAGGGGCATATGCAGAAAAATCCCCAATGGTCGTTCTTGTTGGGAAACCAAGTGAAGAAGATCTCAAGATAAACCCAAATCGCCATCATACTATCTCCACAGGTAATACCCAAAAAGAAATCTTCAAGAATATAACATGTAACGCTTATACTTTAGATTCTGAAGATATGTTTGTCAATATGGCGGTGATACATCTTGCCCTAAATCAAATGCGAACACATTCACGACCAGTATATATTGAATTTTCAAATAAAGATATAATGAAAAACGTTGATCATTATCTCTCTAAGTTTTATGCAATATATGGGAGAGATGTGCCTTACAATGAGAAAACCAAAATAGTAGATCTTCCTTATAAGGGTCTTGATAAATTTGTGAATGCGAAGAATAGAGTTCTCATTATTGGTCATGAAGTGTTTAGAAATACATTAGAAGATCGAATCCTAGAGTTCGCGAAAAAATTAAACATACCAATTTTCACAACTCTCCTTGGCAAGTCTACTATATCGGAATTCGAACCGAATTGTCTTGGTTGTGTTTCGGAATTATTTTCTGATATCTCTGTCATCGATGAAATAAAAAAATCCGATTGTATTGTATCACTCGGCATGGTCAACACAGATGTAGAATCGTTTTCTTGGAATGCCGATATATCTATTAATATGGATGATGGTATTAGATTCAATAACGAACCTATCAAAGAATTTAAAAATTCAAATTTGGGATTCCCCGAATTGGTTAGTTCTTTTATATCGAAATTTGAAGATATAGAGGCACAGGATCCTTCTGGCCTTTATGTATGGAATGCGATTGTGGAATCTGCTAAAGCCGAGGTTGATTCATCTGTGGATTCAAGTCCAATTAAACTTGAATGTGTATTCGATTTAATTGGGAAGCTCGTGACAGATGATCACATAATCATATCTGATATAGGCGAATCATTATTTGGTATGATTGATGTTCCAGTAAGTAAGGGGCAGTTCATGTGTATGGCATATTATACTTCTATGTCATTTTCGGTTCCAGCAGCAGTCGGAGTTAAGTTCGCTAAACCAAATAAACGACCCATTGTTATTGTTGGGGATGGCGCATTTCAAATGACCGGATCTGAATTCTCAACACATATTAGAAATAATTTAAACACTATCGTAATTATACTTAACAACAGAGGGTATTCTACTGAAAAAGCTATTATGGAAGGCGAATTTAATGATATACATAATTGGAATTATGAAAAAATTACGGATCTCACGAATGGGGGCGTTGGTGTCCATGTACAAGATTCGGTCCAATTTAAAAAGGTATTTGAAATGGCAATAGCAGATGAATCCGAATCCTATGTATTAAATGTTGAAATAGATCCCTCAGAACAATCAATTCCAATGAAAAATATAGTTCAAACAATGTGTAAAGATAATCTATAATGCGATGGGAAGACCGAGAACATGGGCTGTATATTATACATTTAATGATGGGGGGATAATATATCATATATTCTGCACCAAAGATCGAAATCATGACAATAGTGTAAGAAAATATAAATCTGGATTAACGAAGTCCGAGGCAATTATATTAGTTAAAATAATGAAAAATAAGTATGGTATAGATTCTATAGATATTAATGAATCTATACCAGACAAACTTAAATATCTTAACCTACCCCCTCTGAAACACAAATCGAGGTTATCTACCTCTTGGAATAAAGGTATCAAGACTGAGAAATCTAATTCAACATCATCTACAAAATCCAATAATAGAATTAAATCTAAAAAGGAAATTTGGTTAAACAATACATTCGCCAACAAATCTTGTGTATTTTGTCACGAATCGGAAATAGCTTGTCTAATATATTATCCAAAGGGGGGAATAATTACCAGAATAAATAATAATTTAGGCATAACTCAACCAAGATGTGATTTAATTAAATTAATTGACGATCAAGATGTTGTTTGTCTGAATTGCGAAAGTAAACTCTCTATAGGACTCGAATTAATTTGAAAAAAAGGTTTACATTTCGACAAATTTGTTATATAATATATGTATGAATTAATTAATGAGGTGAATTATGTTGATAAATTTTACTAAATCGGGAATAAAAATATCAATCGAAAGAGATATTTCGGCGTATGTTATATATACAATAATGATTTTCGGTATGACACTAAAAAGTATTATTTCTTAAAAATCATAGCTCAGGAGTTAAAGATGAATACGGATAAAAGTTATACATTATTTACACCTAAAGTGCCAAAAAAGAAAAATAAGAATCGAGTTCGGAAGAGCAGTTTAAATGATGTCTCTCCTAAAGAATGGGATAAAGTTACCCACAAATATGTTACTATTATTAAAAAGAAATGAAAGAAGGTGAATTATGAAATCATTTTTAAATAAACGTGTTATTATATCGGGGGGATCGAGAGGTATAGGTCTCTCCATTGCTAAAAAACTGGCATCGCAAGGTGCTAAAATAGCTATTTTAGCAAAAACTGCAAAATATCATCCATCTCTTCCGGGAACTATATACTCTGCCGCAGAGGAAATAGAAGAGGCAGGGGGAGAAGTACTCCCTCTCGTTACCGATGTACGAAAGGAGGAAGAGGTTCTTTCGGCAGTGGATGCTACTGTTGCCGCCTTTGGTGGTATCGATATTCTCATTAACAATGCGGGGTATGTTAATCTTACACCGACTATGCGAGTTGGAATGAAACAATTCGACTTAATGTTCTCAGTCAATGTGCGTGGAACGTTTCTTCTTTCGAAAGCCTGTATACCGCATCTTGCTAAGGGATCTAACCCCCACATTCTTAATATATGCCCACCCCTAGATATGAAAGCTAAATGGTTTTCGACGGCTCTACCATATTCGTTATCTAAATTTGGTATGTCTCAATGTGTTCTTGGTATGTCTGAGGAATTTAGATCTCTTGGTATTGGGGTGAATGGGTTATGGCCGCATTCTCTCGTTGCTACAGCTGCAATTTCTAATGTGGTTGGTGGGGTAACTTCACTGAAACACTGTAGGAAAGTGTCTATCATGGCAGATGCCGCAGAGGCAATTCTCTCGAGAGATTCGAGATTATTTACGGGGGGTTTTCACATTGATGATGTACTTCTAAGATCCGAGGGTGTCGTGGACTTCGAGCATTATCGAATAGATGCAGAACAGGATCTATGGTCAGATTATTTTATTCCTGACGACACGCCCCAAATTGAACCGATGGAATTTCCTGATATCCCACAGAATTATGGAAAAGTAGCGCATAAAAACACTATGTCCTGAAATAAATTGAAATAAATGAAAATAGTTGTTTACTTTCCTGTACTAATGTGGTATAATGTAACCATAGATTAATTAAACAGAGAAGGAAATATATTATGAATATGACTACTAGAGAAAAAATCCAACATGATGCTGCTGTTGCTCTATGGCTTAAAGATCATGAAGTTAAAATTGGTAAACCCCCCAGAATTCCGAAGATTATAATCGGACAAAAATATACAATTTATAATCTTGGAAGAAAACGAGTTAATCTGAATAAGGGTGGAGTGTGATCATGATGACAAAAACTGAATATGCTAAGAAGATCAAAGGATTAAGAGCTTCGATGACTGAAATCCAAATTGGTGAGATGGGAGGATTCATCACCTACGAAGAATATGTTAAGACCGTTCTTAAAGATAACGATGAAGATCCTAAAACCGTTCAGGATTTACAATCAGCGATTCACTATGACGCTCTCGTAAAAACCTGCTACTAAAATTGAAGGAAATATATTATGAATGAATTGACTACAACTAATTTAATTAAAAAGAATTTTACCCAACACCTAGCTGTCCACAATCAAGTTCTTGATTTCGATGCATTTTGGGTAACCCTTGACGAACTTTCTTTAACAGACGATCAACCATATGATGATACTATGGTTGATGATGTTGCTGATACTTATCCGGAAGTCTTAGATGCTAAAATGGATTGGGCTGAAGATATGAAGGAGATATTATGAGTTTATTTAATAGTAATACCGGTATGATACACATGGATTTAGCTTTAATTGAACCTAAGCAAGAACGGGCCGGAATTGAATCAACTTACATCGACGACTCCCCGTGCAAGACATGCCCGAGAAGAGTTAATTGTATGGTTGAATGCGAGGATTTCACGAAATATGTTGACCCCCTTAAATATGCTCGGAAAATGAAGAAATTAGCGAGGTTACAAAATGTCTAAAGAAAAAATAAGAGCTAAATGGTCTAATGAGTTGATTGAGCCAGATTTACGGAAAGATTACGGAAAATACGATGTGATCAAGGCTCTTGCCTGGTATAATATCATGACTGACTCTAAAACTTGTCAAGGATATGTTAATTCCTATCTCAAGAAAAGAAAAATTTTAAAGATCATAACCCCGGGGGATTCTATACAAACTGCTGCTGCAGTGGCAAGACTCATTGATCGGAATCAGATTACTGATTCCAAAAACCTAGAATGGATGAAAGATTGGGTATCCAAACTGAAGGATAAGGTTATTGCCCCCAAGGATCCAAATAAAAAAGTTATTTCGGTTTCCGAAGCTACTGCAAATAAATTGAATTTCTTTCTCGAGGGTCTCGATAATGCTGTGGATGACTATATTTTCAATTCTGATTTTAAAATGAAATTCTCGACAGAAAAATATTTAGCTAATAACAATGTTAAGTATGGGATGCTCAAACACATCAATAAATGGGCCTCAGACTTCCGTGACGAGATTATTTTGAGTAAGACGGATAAAGACCTTAAAGAAGGATATTCGAATTTTACAACACCCCAGAAGAACAAAATCATCAGATTCATGGATACCATGATAGAAGGCGTGGGGATTTATGGTGTTGCTATTAAACCAGAGAGGATTAAAAAAATTAAATCCCCTTCAAAGATTGTCTCAAAATTAAAATATGCAAAATCATTCCCAGAACTTAAGCTCAAATCGGAAGATCCAGAAAAACTAATAGGTTCTAAAGAGGTTTGGATTTATAATACTAAAACTAAAATGGTTGGGTATTATACATCTCTTGATGGAATGACCGTGACCGGAACAACTCTTAGGGGGTTTGATTTTTCAGAACAACGCCGACTAAGAAAACCAGAAGAACAACTTAAACTCTTAACGAATATGAGAAGGGGTCAATGGATCATCAGATTCACTACAATGGCCAAGACTGTTAGAACGAAGGGGAATGGTAGATTTAATGATGGAGTAATCATCCTTAGGGTTTTCTAATAACCATATAAATAACTATATTACTATAATATAATGTTTATACATGGAAAATTATTTTGGAAAAAATGGATTTATTTGGTTTATAGGTGTTGTCGAAGACCGAATGGATCCGGAAAAACTTGGTAGGGTTAGAGTTCGCTGTCTGGGGCATCACTCCCCAGATAAAATAGATATACCAACGAATCATCTTTCGTGGTCGACTGTTATGGCGCCGACGACAAACCCCTCAATGAACGGTCTTGGATCAACTCCACCGTTTCTAGTTGAAGGTTCTTGGGTTACTGGTTTCTTTGTTGATCAATTCAAGCAAGAATGTATTATTGTAGGTTCTCTTCCGGGATTTAATTTTCCATCTGAGGACTCTGACAATAAAGATGGTTTCAAAGACCCGAATGGTATATATCCAAGATCTGGTACAGACCCAGAAGATACAAATAAGTTGGCGAGGGGAAGTCGTGCATTAACACACAATTCTCTTATAACAAGAAAGAACAACAAAATAACAGATATACCAAAAGCAACTAAACCCCAGTTATCTACTGTGGAATCTATGCCCGAAGACAAAAGGGCAACTTGGGACGAATTAAATCCCAAATCAGACACCTTTTCCGTATACCCATATAATCATGTTAACGAATCCGAATCGGGTCATGTACGTGAAGTAGACGATTCCCCGGGCGGAGAGCGTATAATGAATTATCATCGCACCGGAACATTTGATGAAATTCATCCTGATGGATCTAAAGTCACAAAGATTATTGGATCTGAATATGAAATAACCCTAAAAGATAAGAATGTATTAATAGAAGGTGCATGTAATATAACCATCTCTGGTGCTTGTAGGCAATTGATCAAGGGCGATTATATCCTTGAGGTTGAGGGTAATTATACTGAGAAGATTCACAAAAATCATTATGTCAAAATCGGTGCTGGTGAATCCGGTGGCAACGAAGCATACGAAATACTCGGTAATAGAACTGGTAATATATCTAAAAACGATAATATAAGAGTATCACAAAATATAGAAGCTGTGTGTAATGGTAATCATAATTATCAGTTAAATGGTGATTACTCCCAAACAACTATGAAAGATTATTCATTAACCACCACCGGAAGATCTTCTATACAGTCTACGGAATCTATATCAATAAATTCTGTGGATAAAGATTGTTCCATTAAGGCTGGTGGGCAAATGAATCTTAGATCAGACCAATCATTCGATTTACATTCGGAAAACGCTAATTTGAATGTATCTACTAAAGAAACAACTGTATTTAACTCAGGTGGTGACTATTCTGTTATTGCCCCTAAAATAGACTTGAACTAATATGCTTTGCGGAATAGATTTAAATTTTGATGCACTAAAAGAAAAAATAGCAGAGCTGAAAAAGTCTGCTATGGACCAGGTGAATGAAACTGTTGCAGATGCAAAAGTGGTGGTTAAAGCAGCATTTACTGAATTTGAAACCATTCTAAGATCAATGATCCCAGAAATGCCAGAGGGGGAAGATCTACCGGGCATTCCGATGCTCACAGAGTTATTAGTTTTAACTGAAAGAGCTAGGCAGATAATGGCGAACCCCACCGCCGAAGGTCTTAAATTATTGGCACAATTAAAATCGGATTTCCTAAAAAAATATGGGGATGCACTCGCTAAGTCTGGATCCAATTTAGATGATTTAATTGGGGGGTTACTTGATGGAATTGATCCGTGCTCATTGGTTCCTAATATAGTAACAGATTCCGCCGGTAATATTATTGAAAAAGTTAAAAAACCATTATATGCTAAGACGGACGCTCTTTCTGAAACTCTGTCAGTCGAATTACCTGCGATGAAAACCCTGAGAGAACAAATATCCTCGGCATTAGGTGAGACTGAAGTAAATTTAGAATTATCCAAAACCCTAGCAACCGATAGTCTAGGGAAATTTGATTTATCAGAAGAAATTAAAAAAATGTCAGAAATGATAAGTCCAGAATTATTCCACGAATCAGCAGAGAAAATGAATTCGGTAGACGATGATATTACTAAATCGTTAGAGGGATTAAGACCGTCTCAATTATTAGCAAAACTCGAGGAAGTTAGAAAAAATGTATAATTATAATATTGAAGTTACAAGAGTTATAGATGGGGATACAGTTGATTGTATAATAGATCTTGGGTTCAAAATATCAACTAAATATAGAATTCGTCTTGCTGGTATTGATACACCAGAAACGAGAACAACAAACGCAAAAGAAAAAATATATGGGTTTGAAGCTAAGGTGAGGCTTCAAGAATTATTAACAGAATACACAGATGCGAATGATAATTTGATATTGAACCCTCAAGTATCACTGAAATCCCACGGTCTTGGTAAATTCGGTAGAGTTCTTGGAACCTTATATGTTGGAGATGTGGATATTAACCAAAGATTGATTGATGAGGGTTTCGCAATAGAATATCAAGGCGAAAGGAAAATAGAAACCCCCGAGTTATTAGAAATGCTTGATGCGGTAAGATCATGCCAGCAGTAGCCAGAGGATCGGCAGTAGATACCGTAACTACTAATCACGGATGTACAGCTTCAACAACCACAGAAGGTAAATCCTCAAATGTAATTGTGAATGGTACTGGTGTACATAGAAAATCTGATAAAAACACTTCCCACACTTATTCCCCACCCGGATGTCCATCCCACCAAACTACAATTTCTGCAGGATCCTCTACAGTATTTGCTAACGGTTTTGGTATTGCTAGAATAGGCGATTCATATAGCGGTGGTGAAGAGGTATCTTCCGGATCTTCTAACGTATTTGCTGGGGATTAATTATAATAACCATTATAAATAATAATATAACAACAAATCATTAATGATATGGCAATTCAGACATCAGCACACATAGATGCACAGGGAACCAATATATCGGATAAAACTATTCGAATATGGAAGGATCTCAATATGGGATTTTCTTCTCATCCTATCACCGGCGATATTAATAGAGTCTATGATGTAGAATCAATTAAACGCTCTGTGAAGAATCTCATTTTAACTAATTATGGTGAAAGACCATTTCAACCTTGGATCGGTTCAAATATAAGGGGATTATTATTTGAGCAGATGGATCCATTAACCATGTCTGCATTAAAAACACAAATAGAAATATTATTAGATAATTTTGAACCTAGAGTTGTACTGACATCATTAGAAATAAATGATCTCGATTCAAATTCTCTGAGAGTTACAATATATTTTACTATAATTAATTCAATATCTGGGGAAGTACATTCCCTTGACACTTTTCTAGATAGGATAAAATAATGGCAATTTCCACTACAGAACAGGATTTCTTTGACATAAAGAACAATCTCAAAGTCTTTTTGGGGAATCAATCTCAATTCGTGGATTATGATTTTGATGGATCTGCAATGTCAACACTTCTTGATGTATTAGCATATAACACCCATTATAACGCCATTACAGCATCAATGAGTGTAAATGAAATGTTTCTTGATACTGCACAGCTTCGACATAATGTAGTTTCTCATGCTAAATCCTTGGGTTATACCCCTCGATCAGTTAGAAGTTCAAATGGTTCGATTAGTTTAACTGCTGATGTCAGTAATAGTCCTGACAAAATAACAATACCCCGAGGTACTTCATTCAACGGTCCGAATGGAGTGAAATTTAACACTATTTCCGACTATATTACAACAGTTACGGGAAGTTCAATTACAGTTTCCGGTATTACTGTATATGAAGGTAAATTTATATCTAATTCCTATGTTGTTGATAGTAGTAGACAAGTATACAGAATACCAAATAAATCCTGTGATATGACAACCCTCAGAGTGAAGGTATATAAAGATTCAACCCTAACGGATTTCACAACATATATAGAATCCAAAACTCTGGTTGGGCATAATAGTACATCTGCCATATACTTCACGCAAGAGGGTATAGATGAAAATTTTGAAGTATATTTTGGTGATGATATTATCGGTAAAAAATTAGAAATTGGTAATGTTGTTGAATTGGAATATTTAAAATCTTCGGGGGATATTGCAAACGGTATTACTACAATGTCATCTGGATCTTCTGTGACAAACCTTACGAACATAGCTATTACCATGCCAGATAAAACTTCTGGCGGTGCTGGCATTGAAACCATAGAATCTATAAAGAAAAATGCACCATATTTATATACTGCACAAAATAGAACTGTTACTATTAATGATTATAAATCTCTATTGAGAAATCACTTCTCTTTTATCGAAGATATGACAGTATGGGGTGGAGAAGATAATATACCACCAGAATACGGTAAAGTATTTTTATCCGTAGATACTTCTAGCAACACTGCTCTGACTTCATTAGAGAAAACTTCTATACTTCAAGAACTTAATAAATTTAAACTCACTTCCATATTACCAGAATTTGTTAATCCAGATTATACAAATTTAGTTTTAAATGTGAAATTTACATTTAATGCTTTAGTAACATCTAATACAGCAACAGGATTAGCATCCCTTATATCAGATAAGATTGTGGCATTTAATACAAAATTAGCGAAGTTTGATACCTCCTATTATAATTCAGATATAATATCGCTTGTTTTGGCTACTGACCCAAGTATTGTATCGGCCACAGTTAATCATACTGCAAATAAAAGTATATCATCATTCACCAATGTTACGAGTAAATATACTTTTAATTTCAATAATGCAATATATCATCCCCACGAATATCATATAACCTCTGGTCTAAAAGGAGTCGTTTCCTCCGACGGGTTTAATATAGCCAACTCAACTTATACACACTTTCTTGAAGATGATGGCATTGGTAAAATTAAACTCTCATATGTCTCAGATGAGGGTGCTACAGTAATTGTAAATAATCAAATAGGAACTGTTAATTATACTACTGGGGAAATTATAATAAATGAAATAACGATATCCTCAGCAACGCTTAAAATGAATGTGCATTTAGATTCATTTGATGTTATACCGCTTAGAAATGATATTATTACAATATCTGATACTACTATAAGTGGTACACAATTAACAAGTAAATTGGGAATTCAAACAACCGAAGCCAATTATACAGCATCACCGGCTAGATTATAATGAATATAGAAAATCAATTTCCGGAATATATAAGGGAACAATTTCCAGATTTTGTACGTTTTGTCGAATTGTATTTTGATTTTCTCAATTCTGCTGAAATAGTATACTCCTCGGGGATTGGTAATCTCGCAATAGATAGTATTCTGACAGGTGATGTTTCTAGTACTACTACTAAAATTACCGGAATAGATCCTACTAATAACAGAATATTTGTGACAAAACAGAATTCCCTTGTTATTGGGGAGAGTCTATCCGATGGGTCTGGTAATTCTTGTAAAATTGTATCATATACACCCAACCCATCCCAAACAATATCAGAACTGCTGAATTATAAGAATCTGGATGAAACCAGATCTACTTTATTTGAAAAGTATCGTTCGGATTTAATGACAGTTATACCGAACCGGTTAGAAAAATCGGTAGATATTCCTAACCTTATTAAAAATATAAAAAGTTTATACATACAAAAAGGAACTACTGAATCATATAAAACATTATTCTCATTATTATTTAATGAATATGTTGAGATTTATTATCCCGCGTATGATATGCTTGAATTATCTGCAGGAGAATGGAGCGGTAGATATTCTATAGAGGTTGATGTTGTTAATGGTAATCCCTTTAGTATAATAGCTGCCGATGTTACATTAACAACTCCCACTTTCAAAACTGTTATTACTCATGTATCCTATATTAGAAGAATATCGTTTACAAGGTTCGAAATGTATTTTCAAGATAGAATTGAAGATGCATTTGCAGTAGAAGGCACATCCATTGTTGGTTCGGGATTTACCGGTGCAATACCAGCTTCAACTTCCATAGTATCTTATGGAGGAGAACATACAGATAATAAAGGATTTGTTTCAGATTCGAATTATCTTCAAAATAAATATTACCAAAAATATTCATATGTTGTTAAATCTAACGTAGTTCCGAATTCATATAAATCAATTATTAAAGGTGCTCTTCATCCTGCTGGATTAGTAGAATTCGATGAATTGGTTATAACTAATCTTCTATCAGTATCAGATGCTCTTCGAGTGTTAAAAGCTAGATTTATCAAGAATTTCAATGAAGGACTTGATACCACAGATGATGCGTTATTGAGTATATTTAAAACCCTAATCGATTCGATTAGTATAACAGACTTATATGCTATGGGCATAAATAAAGATATATCAGGGGATACTATTGGGTTTTCCCATATACAATATTTCGATTTAAACCCATATGCCGTAGACTATTTTAATCAACCAGCTGTCGGTACAGACGCTTACACAGATTCGAGAATATAAATGAAAAATGAAGAAAATTTAAAAGTAACAGGTCGAGTTAATATACAGGTTATCAACTCCGGCAAAGTTATCAACTCTATTGATATCGATAATTTAGTAGTAACCACCGGAAGAAATTGGATCGCTGATTTAATTGGGGGAACAAGTGGTACCATGTCGCATATAGCAGTAGGAACAGGAACAACTACGCAAGTATTGGGTGATACTACACTTGAGACCGAACTCACTAGGGGTACTACAACTGGTTCTTCTTTAAACAATACTGCTTCTTTCTCCTCAGTTTTTAACGCTGGTGTTGCAACCGGTGCTATTACCGAAGCTGGTATATTCGATGCGGCAAGTGTGGGGGATATGCTTTGTAGAACAACTTTTGCCGTTGTTAATATAGGATCTTCTGATTCTATGTCAATCACATGGACTATAACAGTCTCTTAATATGTCTAATGCCAAAATAACACCGCAATTTCATTATTCGATTGCTAAATCAGTATTTGATGATATAGCAACGAATACAGGTCATTATAATTATTTCGTTTCAGATACAACACCCTGGACCGACCTTGCCAATGTTCCTGAGTATAGTATTTCTGTTAGTTCAGAAACCGATATTCGATCGAATATGATATCAACTAAAAAAGTTAATATCAGTGACGTATCTTTTGTTGTGTCAGATAATCAATGGGCTTCCGGTGAAATTTTTGATATGTATGATGATGTAGTAGATATGAGTACAAAGAAATTCTACGCTATCTCTAATAACCGAATATATAAATGTCTAGATAATAATGGAGGTGTTGCATCAGTAACACGACCAACAGGAACTGAATTATTTGCAACTCCAACATCAGAGGGTTATATCTGGAAATATATGTCAGATATACCACCAGGTTTTATCAATAAATTTGCCGGATCTGGAATGATGCCCATAACAAGGCAGATTCATAATCCTTATTATTCTGCAGGTAATATATTAAACGAAAATGTAACCATCGTAACAGCGGGCACAGCTTATGATAACCAATCTTACCTAGTTATAGATGGGGATGGAACTGGTGCAGATGGAACGGGAACTGCTACTGCTACTGCTACACTAGATAGTAATGGATCTGTGACCGATATTACTATTACTGATGCAGGGAAGGGTTATACCTATGCCAATTTAACCATAGTCAAAGGGACCAATGATCCTGGAAGCGGTGCTACATTTGAAATTAGCGTAGGTAATTACGGTAATCTAGATACTAATCAAGCTGTAGTCGAGGCTGCTGCTGTTGATGGGTCAATATCAACAATTATTATAGAAAATGGTGGTTCGGGATATGATATACCGGGCAACGTAACTGCAGCAGTTGTTGGAGATGGGACTACAGGTGCTATTAGTTTAACTATAGCTAATGGTATTATAACAGATCTAATAATTGATAATTATGGTTCAGGATATAATTACGCCACTATATCTATAACAGACTCCTCACTACAAAAGGGCAGTGGTGCATCACTTCGGGTTATATTATCCCCGAGAGGTGGACATGGCTACGATCTTCCTAGAGAGTTAAAATCTACAACTCTCTGTTTATTCAATTCCCTGGATGAAGATAAAAATCATGGTATTATAGTAAATAATGATTACAATCAAATAGGATTGGTCAAAGGAATAGAACAATATGGCGTAACATCAAAGTTTTTTGGTGCAATTGGTACAACGTGTTATTTAATTGATGCGTCCAGTATTTCGCCATCAGTGATTATTAATACAGTTATATATATGGGGACAAAGACATTTAGAGTTATAAGCTATGATGGATCTAAAGTCTTATTACAGGCAATACAGCACAACACAAATCCCTCTGGAACTTTATTTTTAGATTCTGATGCAACAAATACAGCACTTACAGTTACTTCAATATTATTTTCCCCCACTATAAATAAATATTCTGGTGATATTATTTTAGCGGAAAATAGAATAACATTTTCAGTGACAGGTGATATCAATTCGGGTAATCAGGGAGTTAAATTTAAATCCTATATATCATTCTAATATAAATATAATATATACCTAAAAGAGAATTATTATGTCTTACAATTTTAATACAGATCCTTATTTTGATGACTATGATGAGTTAAAGGATTATTTGAGAATATTGTTTCGCCCCGGCACTGCCGTGCAAGCGAGAGAATTAACACAGATTCAAACAATACTACAAAATCAAGTTGATTCTATAGGGAAACATTTATTTAAAAACGGTTCTCCTGTTGTTGATGGTAGACTTAATTATTCCCCAAGAACAAATTATATTAAAATAATACCACCTTCTACGGGGGTTGTATTATCTGCTTCAGAGGGGTTATTATATACTGGAGCTACTTCTGGTGTTACAGGAACAATCATTCATACAGAAACATCAGATTCGACTGATACGAATGATGTAGTTTATGTTAGGTATATTTCATCTGGTACTTCTGGTGAAACAACATTTCAAGCAAATGAGAATATAACTTCTAGTGGAGCTACGCTTACTGTACAATCTGACGCTTCTAGTAACGTTGTTTATGGTCTTGGTTCAATGCTATCTATAGCTAATGGTATATATTATATAGATGGATTTTTTGTTAAAGTAGTACAGACTAATCTCATATTAAATAGATATGATTCAACCCCATCGTTTACCTGTGGTATTGAATGGGAACACGACATAACAACCTCTGCTACGGATTTAACTCTAAATGATAATGCAACAGGATCCCCAAATTATGCGGCTCCAGGAGCTCATAGATATTCGATATCAACGACATTCGTAAAATATCCATTGACCGTTAATTCTGAAGGGAATTTAACCAATACAGAATCTAAACCAAGATACCTAGAATTATATAGGGCTGAAGTTGGTGTTACTCGTCTAATGCAGGACATTCCTAATTACAGCGTTATTGAGCACGAACTAGCTAAACGAACCTATGATGAATCTGGGGATTATGTTACAAGAGAGTTTAAGTTAGATTTTATCGAGGATCGCGATAATTTTATAGAAAATTGGGTCGCATCATCAAATTATATAATCGGCGACGTAATTAGAGAAGATGTTGGGGGACTGGGATTAACTTATACCTATAAATGTGTTACGTCAGGAACATCGGCAGCAAATAAACCTACATTCCTAACAACTTTTTCAACTTTTACGGATGGCGGTGTAACGTGGCAATTCGTTGAGAGGGTTCATTTAAATTCAGGTGCATATCCTGCTATTCCCCCAGTTACAACCCCTGCTACATATGCTGGTCAAGAAAACAAATATATTACCGAAATTTCCAATGGTATAGGTGTAGTGAAAGGATTTTCCCATACACAAACAGGAAAAATAAGATTACGAAATGACAGAGCTCGAGATATAGCTAGGGAAGATGCTTCTACTGTTTCTGTTAATACCCCCAAATATATACTGATTGATCTTCCGTCAGCATTACCCTCACAAATGGGTACAGAATTTATAGATTTTGATATATACGACGAATTTAGTACCGTACCAGCAAGTGCTTCTGGTACTAAAATAGGAACTTGTAAAGCAAGATGGATCGAAAGACATAATAGTACAGTAGAATATAGAGTTTATATTCATGATATATCTATTGATTCTGGATATATCTTTTCTAAAAATGCTAAATGCTTATATATTGATGCTGCTTCTACAATAGGCCAGGCCAATTTCACTGGTAATATTGCACAAACTTATAATAATTTAACAGGAGCAATAAGCGGCACTGCGCTCCAGCCTAATATTACAGGTATCGGTACAAAATTTTTAGAAGAACTTAAAGAAGGGGATTATATAACTGCAGATAATGGTGTCAATAAGTATAAAGTTAGTACCATCACATCTACTACATTAACAGTTACCACTAATTTGCTTGTTGATATAACATCATCTGTATTTTCTATCGCCAATTCCTATATCGCAAATAATACAAATACTGCGGTTTATAAATTAACCCACAACTTTATTAAAGATTTGAAGTCTGCTGATGGCATTAGTTCTGATACTGATTATTTTATAACAAGAAAATTAGGTACTCAATCAACTCTTGCATCAACAACAACTCTGACATTTCCGCTAACAGGGGATGAAACTTTCGCTCCAATAACCCTACAGAATTATACTGTAATTAATGCTAGTACTAGTGATATAATAACTTCTCACACGATTACGCGTAGTAATGCTAATCAATTAATTACAGTATCAGGATTAACGAATTCAACATCATATACTATATTTGGTACAGTTAGAAGATCTAATGCAGAAGCTGCAACTAAAACAATATCGGTAGGAACTTTTGATTTAGTTGCTTCAAACGTTATTAATATATCAAAAATATTATTAGATAAATCCGATTGTACAAAATTATTATCAGTTAAAGTAGCTCCTGCATTTGGTACTATAAACTCCAGCAATGATGCCACTAAAGACATCACATCTGAATATAAATTGAATTCCGGTCAAAGTAGTTTATATTATGGTATAGGATCAATTGAGCGAAATACCGCTTCGGATTTAACCGGATCTATTCGGATTTATTTTGAATATCACGATCATTCCTTTAGTTCTGACAGAGACTTTTTCTCCGTTGAATCTTATATTTCTACCGATTATACAAATATACAACCTAATCTCAGAGATTCCCTGGATTTTAGACCAGTGCAAAATGATAATGGTATTGGATTTAAAAATGCTAATTTTGGTATATTGAAATACGATAATGATGTTTCATTGGATTATTCATATTATCTCCCCAGAATGGATGGAATTGTATTAACCCCCAATAAAGAGATTAAAATTATTAAGGGTGAATCGTCATTAACACCCCAAATGCCGACACTACCAGAGGGGTCTATGTTATTATATACTCTAGGTAATGTACCTTATGGTGGAGTCTTACCTTCTTCTGTTAAAGTTAAACGGAAA